TACATTTATTGAAATCTCTCTCCCAATAACCCTCCTTAATCACCATTTATAAACTAAAATTTATTAAGTCGACACCCCACAGTCGTTTTTTTATGATCACCGATGGATCGGTAGTACCCGGAGATTTTTCTAAAAGGTCATGGCGTTTATATACCATTGTACCCGGAAACCTACGGTTTCTGATTAGTACTTCGCTGATCGGCACATCTCCGATGCTACTTGGCGGAACTTCGTTCCTGATAAAAATGCCACTCCAGCACCAAAGGTTCGCCAATCAGAAATCCGAAGGATTTCACCTATCCGGAGTCTGCAAGGTGACACTGATCAGGAGCGAAATAACGCTAATCCAGATAAATCTACATTTTGATTATAAGACTATTTGCTTAATGAAATCAGCCAATAATCCTTTATATTTGAAGTACTAAGATAACAAAAATAAACGAGATTACCAATTTTCTATTTCTCTCTTCAGAATGCTATAAACGTTCAAATCCACATATTGCCCGTCAGCCATCAATTCCCCTTCGCGCTCAACGCCTTCAAGGGTAAAACCCAGGCGGCGGGGGATGGCATTGCTAGGTGCATTTCCGGCTGCACAACGGATACGAATACTGTTCATACCCCGTTCGCTGACCGCCCATTCACAGAGATGGCGGACACAACGGGTCATTATACCACGGCCCTGATATTCGGGGATCAACCAATAACCGATCTCAGTGCGATGATTAATATTATCGGTGATGACAAACCCCACCAGTCCGCACAATTCGTGGCCCTGGCCGATAACAAAGACGATGTTCCGATCAGCATAGGGAAGAGCCAGCTGTTCATTTAAAAACGCTTCTTCGTCAGCCACCTCCTTCAATCCATCGACAAAAGGAAGCCACGTACGCAAATATACCCGATTATCATATATCGTCTGCCAGATGATAGCGGCATCGGCCAAAGTAGCTTCACGGATAAAAAAATCCGGTCCTATCTGTGCAGAATAGCCTGTTTCTTCCCTATTCAAGGCTGACGGACATGAAGATTGTTTTTTCATATAAATTCAATAGTCAGGATTAACCCAACAAAGATATAGATTAATTTCAGATTCAGCCTAACCGGTTTCCCGAGTATTTAATCCCCTCTCATCTTGCCTCTGTTGATTTCACGTATCATCCGGCAGGAACAAGACTATTGGCCTGAATATTTTCGGCAACGACACTTCCGGCCCCGATAACACCACCTTCACCGATAGTGACTCCCGGCAGGATAATTGCACCTCCTCCGACCCAGCCACCATCCTCTATCGTCACCGGCAAGGCAAAAGTATGACGGATATATTCGCTACCTTCCGGTATCCCGACAGGAGTCAGGCGTTCGTCCAAGCCGACAGGATACCTAGCCGTATAAATCCGTACGTCGGAAGCGATGAGCCCCCGCTTCCCGAGTGCGATCCGGTTAAAACCGACAAAGGTACAACCAGTGTTTACCACCACCCGATCACCTATATGAATATTACAACCATAACCTCAACTAAAAGCATGCCCGACCGCTCCCCCCTGTACCGATACTTCCGAACATCCCGCACAACAAAACTTGTTTTTCCTCTTTCCCTTCATAAGGTAAGAAATTATACTTCATCAATAAACAATGTGTTTTTCTTTTCAGCTCAGGAAAAACGGGAACATGACAATCATACCACTCACCGGCCAGACATTTTTCCAGTTCTGTTTTCATAAGCCAAACTATCCGGTTTACAGTACAGTCACTATCTCATTCACCGGTTTCCTGACAGAAACACATGCCGGGAAGCGTTTACATACCCCAGGGAGATGATCACGACAGGCTCCTGCCATCCGGTAACTACAATCGAGATTTCACCCGTCCGGATCGAAATTATAACCCCATCAACTCCAAAATCCCTGTACCGCTACAGCCAAACAAATATGTTCGGCCGCTATCGCCGCACCGATATCTGCATGGTTCTTCTTATCCGGATTCCGTACCCAGCCAACCACTTTATCGATACAAAATGACAATATACACCGGAGCGCCGGCAAACCATTACCGATCGTAGCATTGCCGTACTTGCTGTTTTCGTGCTTCACTTTTATAACATGCCAATCATCAACCCGGCTGTATTTTACGCCATAAAACGGATAAATCGCTGGTAGAAACGATCATCCGGAAGTACGTAAACCGGAATCTCTACAGTAAAAAGATTATCGCCCAGGTAATCAATACCACCATCATTGTTGTCGCCCGCAATATCGCCCTGTTTCTTCCCCGGCAAATGAATAAATGTCCGGAAGAAAGAGCTTTGAATATCCTGCAATATATTCAATCCAATATTCATCGTTCCGAGAAGATCAATACCCCGGCGACAAACTGACATTTCGGAATCTCACCCTTATCCGGGACGGTTAATAAAAACATGCCAGGTTGAGTCCAGTTTCAATTCTACCCTAGTTCAATTAAAAGTAGGAATAAACCGTACCCAACCACGTAGCCATATACGGTTTCAATTCTACCTTAGTTCAATTAAAAGCTACCGAAAGCCGGGATACCTGATTTCGATTCCCTGATGAAAAAAATGGGGAAATCCAGCGGTCAGAAGTCCGGAAAAGAAGTAATTGACCTGAATGAGGCGGTAACCAACAACAAAGGGGATACGGCATATTCAGCCATCGCTTCCCGGCTGACAATGGTAAAAATGCCGCCAGCAGCAGTGTCTCCCGTACAGGTTATACCCCCTGCTCCCGGTACTCCGGTAAATAATATTAACGTTCCGGGAGCCGCCGCCCCGGTCGTGAATGTAGATAATACCGATTACACAGGCAAGGATAAGACAGAGGTATTACAAGGTATTGCGGAAAATGTGTCCGGAATCCGTTCAATACTCGGCGGTGGTCTGGCGGTTCCGGCTTCCCAGGAAGGCCGAATCTTTCCGGATATCCCTGAACCTTCCCCGGACCCCGCTAACCAACCGGAAACCGGCAGGAACAAAACGGTTTACCTGCGCGGAATCTATGACAGTGTTATCCGGTTGCAGGGTATTGCCGCTGCCATTGCTGCTGTAGTAACCGTGGGCGGAATGAATCCGGTGAATCCGGTTGCCATCCCTGTGGTCACACAGATCAGCATGCCGGAAGTCCCGGCTGCAACGAGGACCGAAATCCCGGTTTTGGCCGCTGCTCCGGAATTGCCCCGGACAGAGAAACAGCCGGACAAAGAAACCACCACTGGGAATAAACCAATAATGTACCTGGATAAATATTGCGAGCAGGTGGTTATTAACATTCAGAATACCGACCAGCGCGGTACCGACGAAATCCGGGAAACTATCCGGGAAACATTAACAGATATATTCGATCCGTATGAAGCATAAGTTTAATATTCCGAACATCGGCGTTTCTCTCCTCACCCGGAAAGGTCTCCCCTTCCCGGGAGCCTTGACAGGGGTACGTCCGGCAGGAACCTATAAAGGGGACGCACAGGAAGATTACGAAGTGGAACCGGAAGCCCCGGAGGTAGAGGAATTTATCCGGGGAACACGGCTGCGGGGGAAAGACAGGTTAGGCCGCTGGTATTTTATGCCCGTGAGCCTGATTTACACGTCTTCCGAAGGAGAAAAGAAAACGATCGAACTGGAGCGGGCGGAAATCAAAACGGTATCGGCAAAGAAAAATATCGTTGAAACACCACTGGTAGGCCGGAAAGGGGCTGTCCGGGAACTGATCAGTTCCGAAGATTTTAAAGTTTCGATCCGGGCAGTCGTGAGGACGGCAAACGGGACCTATCCCGCCGACCGGATCGTAGAGCTGAAGGAACTCTACAACGTAAACGAGGCGGTGGAATTGAAATCGGTACTGACCGACCTGCTTTTCGACGAAAACGACAAAGTCGTAATTACTGAAATGAATTTCCCGGAAACACCCGGTGTCGAAGATGAGCAGGAAGTGACAATTGAATGTACAACAGACAAACCTTTTGAACTAACCCTTGAATGAGTCATGTTTACCCTTAGCAGTGAAATAACGATAGGCGGGAAAAAGTTCGGCGGCGTGCATGACGTCCGGATCAAACGGTCCATTTACGAACTGGCGGCAACAGCGACGGTGAAAGTTCCGGTGACGGCGGTGCTGAAGCAAGCCGGGAAACCGGTGACGGAGGTAGAAGTGGCGAAGGAAATCAAAACGGGGGATCCCGTGGAGATCCGGCTGGGATACGACGGGATCCTGAACACGGAGTTTAAGGGGTATGTAAAGCAGCTTAACCTGAAAACACCGCTGGAAATTGTCTGTGAAGATGCTTTTTACCTGTGCCGGAAACAAAGTGTTACCCTATCCGGGAAAACGACGCTGACAGATGTTATCGGGAAATGCGGCCTGACAGCCGGCTACACGGCAAAACTGGCTCTGGAAAGCTTTCAGGTACCGAACAAACCGATATCGTGGGTACTGGCAAAACTGAAAAAAGATTACGGACTGTCGGTATTTTTCGATCTGGAAGGACGGGTATATGCTGCAGAACCTTTTAAAATGGTCGGCGACACGGTAAAGTACCGCCTGCGGTATAATGTAATCCGGGACGACGATCTGAAGTACCAGTTGGCAGAGGACGTTAAGCTGAAGATAAAGGCGGTGTGTATTTACCGGGACGGGACAAAGGTAGAGGCAAAGATCGGAGCCGAAGACGGAACGGAAAAAACGATGTATTTCTACGATGTAAAGGATCAGGCGGAACTTGCCGCCCTGGCACAGGCAGAACTGAAACGGCACAGTTACGACGGTTACAGCGGGAAAATACAGACCTTCCTGGTACCGTTTGCCGCTCCCGGCATGCTGGCCGAACTGGAAGATGAAGTGTATGCATACCGGAACGGGCGGTATTATATCGAAAGTGTGGAAACGACGTTCGGAACCTCGGGGGCCAGGCGGAGCGTCGAAATCGGACTAAAGGTATGAAAGGAAATGAAGGAATAAGGCGGATGTTCGAGCGGCGTTTACAGGAGGCCGCGGAGACCGTGTTTTACGGGGAAGTATCGGCCGTAAACGAAGGATCCCGGACGTGTACGGTGGTAATGGAGGATATTCCATACGAAAACGTGCTTTTGTATGCTGTGGAGAATACGGAGTTGAAAGGGCAGGTACTGATTCCCCGGATCGGCAGTACAGTACTGGTGGAACGGATTGCAAACGACCGGTATTTCGTGGCGATGTTCTCGGAGGTGGCAAAGGTGCTGCTGACGATTGGGGAGAATACGATAGTGGAGGTATCGGAGGAATGTGTCCGGATCCAATCCGGAGAAAAAACAACGGTCACGGCGGATGCTGAAAAATGCCTGCTACAAGTAGGTGAAAGTGTGGTGAAGGCGACGGAAAAGGGATTGACGTTTATCAAGGGCGGCGCCGGACTGAAAAAAACGCTGGAGGAACTCATCGACGCGATCACGAAGCTGACGGTGACAACGGGTGTAGGACCGTCAGGGGTGCCGATTAATGCGGCGGATTTTATAAAGATTAAACAGGGTTTAAACGATTATCTGGAGGGATAAATATGGCACTGGTAAAAGCAACAATTAAAGGAGGAATAAAAGCGGCGTTTACCGCCGTGATGGATCAGGCGGACGACAAACGGGAGGACGCCCTGGATAAGGTGGCGGATAAAATTGCCGATGTGGTAGTGGACGCGGTTAAGAGCGCAACGATTACCTATACGGCCGGATTGGTAGCTCCGGCAATGGGAGGTCCGGTAACGGGAACATTTCAATGTACAATTTCATAGCTATGCTGGATATCACACAAACGGCGGACGGGGATGTCGAGGTTGGAACGGGCGACCTGACCTATACGGAAAGTACGGGGCAGCATAAACGGGATTTACTGCTGGCGGATAAAGGACACTTCAAGGAAAACCCGGACCGGGGCGTGGGTGCTTTTAATTTCCTCGGAGATTCCGATCCGGAAGAGTTCTACAGAACCGTCCGGAAGGAATGCAGTAAGGACGGGATGAAAGTTAAGGATGTGAAACGATCAGGCGGAGATCTGATAATCGATGCGAAATATGAAAACGGTAACAGTTAAACCGAACCAGACAGTATTTGATATACTGGTCGGGCAATACGGGACGTGTGAGGCGCTGGCGGAGTTTCTGGAAAATAATCCGGATCTGGAAAATGACCCCGGGACAGACAAACGGGCCGTACCGGAAGCGGAACGGATTTTCCGGTTCGACCTTCCCCTGAAAGTTGGCAGTACGGTACTGATCAACACGGACAGCCGGCAGATAAAGACATCGGTAATCCGGGAAATAAATACGGAGGTAACAACATTTTCAAACGAGTAATACATGGCGAGAACAATAAATGAGATACAGACGGGTATCAATACAGCACTGGAAGCCGGCACGGAGGTAAAACTGTCTACGTCCAAAGTGGCGGAATGGCGGCTTTGGACCTGGATTGTAGCTACTGCAATACAGGCTTTCGAGGTGATCCTGGACCTGTTTAAAAAAGAGGTGCAGGAAAAAACGGATAAGATCACACCGGGGACGGTACGCTGGTACGGGGAACAGTGCCTGCGCTTCCAGAACGGGCATAAACTCCTTTTCGATAAGAATACGGCAGCCCTGTATTATGCGGAAGATGATCCGGACAGCCGGATTGTAAAGGTTGTGGCCATTAAGGAAAGCAGCAAGCACTTAACGATTAAGGTGGCCAAACTGGATGATGCCGGGAAGGTGGTCCCGCTGGATCCGGATGAGAAATACAACCTGATTGCCTATATACATGAGATCCGGGCAGCCGGTACCGTGACGGACGTTGTTTCTGTAACGGAAGATCAAATCCGGTATGACCTGCAGGTGTGGCATGATACGGTGTATCCCTACTCTAAGGTGGAGGCAAATGTAAAGGAGGCTATCGGGGCGTTTAAAACAAACATCGGGTTTGACGGTGTGATTTATGTGCAACAGTTTATCGATGCGGTTATGGGAGCCGAAGGGGTGGTTACCTGTAAACTGAATTCGATAGCCCGCAAAGGGGTGTCGGACGACGATTTCAGGCCCTTTGACGTGTACAGTGATCTGGAATCCGGGTATTTCGATTATTCAGGAGATTCACAGTTGGTAGTTGAATCGGTTAAAAATATGGGTGTATGAATCCGGGAATTGAGTATGATAATCTGGTAAAGCAGCTGCTTCCGCCGCATAAACGGCAGCGGTGGATAAGCGCCCACTCGCCGCTTTTGCGTACCCAGACGGCGATGGGCTCCATCTGTCCGCCGCAGCCGGCGGCGGCTGCGGCGG